ACTAGATAATATGATGGAAAGGATTTGTAGATAATGTCAACACATTGGACTTACTTTACAGAAAAAGAAATGAGATGTAAAGGTACAGATGAGTGTTTAATGAACGAACAGTTCATGGAAAAATTAGAGTGTCTTCGTGAGTGTTACGATAGACCAATGATTATCACATCAGGTTATAGAAGTCAAGCACATAATAGTGCAATAGGTGGCTCTCCTAATTCAGCACATGTACAAGGACGTGCAGTAGATGTAGCTGTAACAGGATCAGATGCTTATGATCTTATTAGATTAGCAATAGAACATAAATTTACAGGTATAGGTGTGGCTCAACGTGGAGCACATAATAAAAGATTTATTCATATAGATGATATGTATGACTCAGATCGTACACCTAGACCAACAGTGTGGAGTTATAAGTAATGGAGCCTGTGCAAACTCATATTATGGGTATGAGTATGGCTCCTATAGAAGTATATACAAGACATACAATACAAGCTGGTGGAGATGAACTTACTTATATAACACGTAAATACACAATGGATGGTCCTGTTGTAAGAGTGTCTGAGTCTTCCACTACATTATATGATAGATATGGTCAAGAAGTAGAAATAGGTAAATCACAAAGTACAAAAGAAATACTAGTTTAAATTAGAGGGAGTGGATCTTTATGGTTGATCCAGTAACAATAATAAGTGGAATAGCCCTCGCTAATAAAGCTTTTAAGGAAGTAAAACAACTTTTACAAAATGGTAGATCAGTTGCAGATTGTGGTAAGCAACTAACTGATTGGGCAAAAGGCTGTTCACAGGTACAGGAAGAAAACAATAGAACAAAACTCATGGGCAGTTCTAGTTCAGAGACTGCTATGAAACGTCTGTTACATACTCAGACTGTTCAAAGACAAAGAGAAGAGCTTCGTGAGTTTATGCAACTCTATGGAACTCCAGGTAGTTGGCAACAATTTCTAGCTTTGGAGAGAGAGGCAAGACTTGAATTAAAAAAAGCAAAGCAAGATGCAGCAAAAAAACAAGCTCAGAGATTAGAGAAACTAAAGAACATTGGATTCGCTGCTTTAATAACTTTATTTGCTGCAATAATAGTGGCTATAGGTGCAATAGTTTATCTTAATATATAAGGAGTTCTAATGGTGGGTGAAATGATGCAAGATGATATTAATAAAGAAGAAAAAGATATGATGCCTGATAAATCTGTATATCAGACTAATAGAAGACGTATGGCTTGGCTTGTGATGGGAATGTTGCTTGCTATGACTATAGCTATTATAATTGTACCAGATCGTTATGGTAATAATAATGTTATGGAGATGGCTTATCTAGCCTTATCAGGTTTAATTGCAGCTTACTTTGGTGCGGCTGCTTATCAAGCAGGTAAATTAGGGCGAAATCCACGTTAAGGGGGTATATCTGCTCATACAGAACAATCTACACCTTGCTGGTAGGTTGCTAACCTAAAGGGGTAAGAAGGCTACTCAGTGGTCAGCTTTGCCCCCTTTTTTTTCTTATCTTTTAACTTTTTTAACATATATAGTGCAGCTTCTTTATATGTAGTGATAATAACTATATTACCATCAGAATCATACACCTTCCATTTCCTTGGCATCTTCTTCATCTTCTTCTGTAATAAAGTTACATTTAGAAATTAAATTTAAAACTTGTTCTTCTCCTAAAATATTTAGATAGCTAACAATAGCTGTTTCTAAATTTTCTTCATCCATGCTAAAAGTAATATCACCACTTGTTCCTCTAACTCTAGACAATAGTTCTAAAGCTTTTAATGCACTATTAGTATGTCCATTAGCCTTTGCAAACTCATATTGATTTTCAATTTCATTAATAACATCAACATTAGTTTCTAATTCATTTTCTAACTCTGCTATTCTTTGAGTTACTTCTTCTATTTGTAATAATCTATATCCCTGATTATTAGCAGATCTACTAGAATATCCTGCTGCTTTAGCAGCTTCAGTAGCATTACGATGTAATATATAAGATTGTGCAAACTTCTCTTGCTTTTCATTAAGAGCCACTAGATTCTCCTACTGTCTCACGTTCTATATCATTATGATCAAACTCTGCCCAATATAATTCTAATGCTTCACCATCTGATATAGCTTCAAACTGATGGTACTCTCCAGGTTTTACTGTTGTCCATTCACCTTTATTTAAAATAGTTTCGTCTACAAGATCATAGTCATTCTTCCACACTCTGATAATAAGCTGACCTTTAGTTACATAGAAACCATTCCATTTATACTTATGTTTATGTTTACTACATTTACTACCTTTATTAAATATAATATGGTGAAATTCAAATACACCATTTTGAAATATAGTAGATGTTTGACCCCAGACTTTACCTGCTTTCATTTATAGGTTCCTTCTTAATTATTTTTAAATGTATATCGTTTCTATTCTTAAATGTTTTATTAAGTTTATTTAAAATATCAGTATCATTTTTTCCTATGATATGTAAAGTCTGAGGCTTATCGTGCATATCAACTTTTATAGATACTAAATATTTTTTATTACACATTAATAATTATGATTTCATATTATCTCTTTGGACACCTTTCCACTTCTCCGCAGTTCTCATACCACCAAGACCAAGAAGAGCAAGAACAAGACTTGTTAGTTCTCCTGTTTCTAACATAGGTAGTGTTACCATTGGATACCAAGTTAAAATAATCCATGAAGATATAGGTGCAAGAATAAACTGCCAACCAAGACCTAGAGCACATATCCACATGATGGCAGGTCTAGCCCCAGCTACAAAGATAGAAGGGTGTTTAGCTTGTTCTATATTAGCCTGTGCTTGAGCAATATCAAGACTAATCATTTGTTGTTTTAGTTCAGCATTTAATTTAGTCTTGAGATCTTTGTCTTCTACAAACTTATCAAGAACTTTACCAGCTACACCTATAACACTGTCTGCTATTCCTAACATTATATTACTCCTTATACCTCATAGTCTAAAAGTATTTCTTCATTCTTTAATATTTTTCTTGATGTTAATATATTATAAATTATATAATCATCCCACTCTTGTGATACAAATAAATAACAATTTGGAGTATCTGAATGATTTATAAAACCACCCATAGGAGTTCTTACATAGCCTACAATCATAGGATATTTAATATGAGTAGCACCTAAATCTGTTTTAGATTTAATATCTTCTTTAGCAAATATACCATGTCCATGTATGGGACTTTCTCCTATTTTAACATTACTAGGTAGAGGGTCATAATAAAATCTATTATATCTTAATACAGTCATTTTATTTTAATTTAAATATATCTGAAGGTAATGCTAAAGGAATAATTGTAGGTCTAGGCATTATTTTATAAGCAGAAATATATGCATCATTGTTTTCATCTACACTATCACCATATACATATATAGTTAAATAAGGATATCGTTCACTTACTCTAGCAATTAATTGTAACCAATCTTGTATTGGAAATACTGATACATGTACATTTTCACCATTCTTAAATGTTTTAAGAGCAGGTCTGCAACTAATATTTAAAAACACTATATTACTAGAATAATTAAATATTTCTTTTAAAACCCAAACTAAATCATCTTCTGGTATATGCTCTAATACATCTGTATTAATAACAATATCAAACACACCATTAGGTAATTTATTATGTTGTTCCTCACCTGGATCATAAAGATATGGATTATCTATATTCCAATACTCATGTATTGGTTTAACTAAATGTTTAGAGTTAGCTACTATATTATATTTATCTGTATATAGATATCCTTTTCCACATCCATAATCTAATAAAGTTTCGCAATTATGTTTTTCAATAATTTCTCTAATAGGATTAGCAAATTTAATTAAACTTCTACCATCAAATATTTTTGAAGAATTAGAATGCAACTCTTTATATAATTCAACTAATTCTTTATATTTTTTAGATGGATTTTTTTTAGAATAATCTTTATTGTAATTAATCATAATATTTACTAAAAAGAGGTCTTATTTCTTTTTCCATTCTTAATCTCCAAAGATCTGCTATCATTGTATTTTCTCCATGAAAAGTAAGAACACCATCCATACCTGGATCACTAAAAACTTTTTCACAATCTTGTGCCATTGCTAAAAGTTCTCCTGTTGTCCAATAGGTATTATCTTCTACAGTTACTTGAATGTATTTATCTTTAGGAGCTTCACCTTTTAATAAATCACCTGTCTTTTCTTTTTTCATTTCTTCTGTAGGTTCATCAAGACAACAATCAAATCCAAATAAATGTATATCTCGATATCCCATTGTATGCATCATACCTAATGTTCTCATGGCTGCACAAGTTCCACCTGTAATAAGAGTAGCTCCTTGTGGTATATTTAATTCACTTTCTAATTGTACTTTTTTATTTACTATTTCTTTTCCATGCTCTTTTTCATCTCTTAGTGTTTCTGTAAATGCATGCCATCCCCAAATAGTGCAATCTTTTTCTTGAAGATATTCTGTTACAGATGGATCAGTCATAGATGCTATCATAAACTTTGTGCTTTTATCTACTTTTTTAAATAGATTTTTACGTATTATTCCATGTGTGCTTTTACCTGTTATAGGTCTAGGATCTAAAATAACACAAGCCCAAGGTTTTATATTATGCTCTAATAACATTGGGTAAGAATGTTTTACGCAAAATATTTTAGCATAAGGATTTTTATCTATAGTTTCTTGCAACTCATCCCAATTAATATAAGGACCAGCAGAAATAATAATTCCTGTTTCTTGATGAGGTCGATGTTTAACTACCCATCTATTAATTAATTTAGTATTAGCTTTAATATTATTTTTAATAGAGTCATCTGGTACACAGTCTCTAGGATGTACTTGAATAGGTACTCTTTTTAAACTATCAGGACAGTCATCTAAAGAGGTATCATGTATAAACATACATAAATGTGTTATACCTCCTCCTACTACATTATCACCAGAAGGTAATAAATGTTTTCTTACAGTTTTCGTTTTTTCAAAAGTAGTCCAGCCTTCTTTATTTTCTTCTTTAGGATCTACTTGATTTGTAATTACAGATTCATAAACTTCTTTAGAGCCTTGATATATTTGTGGTGGTGTTTTTTCATCATCATCTTTCGTAAAATAATGATCTAAAAATACAACAGGAACTTTATTTAAAGTAGTATACTCATGTTTTACAGTTTTAATACTGTTGCCACTACCTATAAATGCAAAGTCAATATTTTTAATATTTTTCTTTTTTAAAGTGTTTCTTACATTTCCTTTATGTAATTCCCAAGTAAAAGTTTTACCTTTTGTTTCCATAACATTTTTAAACTCTGTAAATCTATGTTCAACAGCAGCCATTGTGTTATGGGGTTTTACATTAAACTCTTCTTCATCTGTTTGAATAGTAGCATCTTCAAATAAATCATAGCCTATGTAATGAATATTATCAGAGTTATCAAAACCAGCCAGTGCCATTTCAATAGCTCTACCACCATTCCATGTACCTGTTTCTAAAATAGTTTTAGGTTTATAAAATCTTACACCATCAGCTAATTGTTTATACCTATTAGGTAATATATCAGGTGTAGTTTGATTCTCTGATAAAGAAAATATTCTATTACCTTTTATATCTCTTAAAGCAATATTAGTACTACCTCTTAGATGAATAAATAAATCAGAAATAATTGATTTATTTTCTTGTAGTTTATGAAGTTTCATACCATGTGCTGAATAAATTATTTTTAATCTATCTAAAATAAATCCATCATGCCATTCTCTATAACTTCTAAACTCTCCTGAAATATAAGCTCCTCTTAAATCTCCTAGTAATTCTATTGCTGTTTGAGAGTTTAAATTAAATCCCTCTAGATAATGTAAATCTTCTTTTTCTTCATCATAAAAAGAAATCATATCACATTTATTATAATTTTCTGGAAATACTTTTTGAAAGTCTTTTAAATAAATATTTTTTAAAGCAAAAGTATCTGCATCTATCCAAAAAAGCCAACTATTAGAATTATTAAAAGCACAATCAGATAATGCTAGTACTTTAGGAAAAAAAGATACAGCATCTATGGCTCTATTATATGCATATTGTTCACCTTCAGAGCCATTATGTTGAGAAAAGTTTTTTATAAAATCTTTATATTCTTGACACTTTTCTAAATCATGATAGAAAATATTTTTACTTTGTGGTAAACTATATTTAGATATATCTATATCATAATAATAAAAGTGAAATTCAAATTTAGAATCCCATTGTTCAGTTATTTGATTTAATAAATAAATAGCTATTGTATTTAAATAGTAATCATTAAAACAACTTACAAACTTAATTTTATTCATCATACACTCGACTTTTAATTTTACCTGTTCCTGCAAGATGAGTGTAATCATAATTCCACTCTACAGCATATTCACTATCTTTAGTTCTTTTAGGGTTCCATTCTTTAAACCAAGGCCCACCTGTAGTAAAGTGTACATTTTTAGCTTCAATATCTTCAGATGAATGTCCATCTAACCAGTTCCATTCTTCATGTATAGAACCAATATCAGCCTCTTTATCTGGCAACCAGCCAAAAGCATGAAGCCATTGACCTGTTTGACTACTAACAACTGATGGTGTTAGTTTCATATTAAGTGGATGTTCACAGTTCCAAAGAACAAAACTAGACCAATTTTTTCTATAATAGTTTTGTTGAACTCTACCATCCATTTTAATACCATTTCCTGGTTCATGCTGATGTTTTACACAATATAAAGGAAAAAAACTATTATTATATTCTTCAAATAGTTTATTAAAATCTATACGTGGATACATGTCACAGTCCATGTATAATGCCCAACCTTTACGATGGTTTAAATGAGGAACTAAAAATCTAGTAAAACTAAACTCACTAGAAAAAGGTTTACCATCTATACAATCAATCATTTGACCATCAACAACATCATGTTTTCTAGTATAGATTTCATCGTGTTCTAGTTGATCTTTTCTTATAGGTTCTACACGAATACCCTCTAGTGCAGTGCGATCTAATGTAAATCTTAAAACATCATATGCTACTTGTTCTTTAGGATCATAACCTATATAAACTGTATTTTGTTCTTTTTTCATACCTTCTCCATAAAAAGAGAGGTGGTTTTACCCACCCCTCTATATTTTTATTTTATTTCTATTTGTTTAGGTTTCTCTTCTTCAGGAACCACAATGTTAATATGTAATGTTAACAGTCCATCTTCAAAAGATACATCACTTACAATAGCATTTTGTAGCAGTGAGAACTTCTTTGTAAATGGTCTTTTAGCAATACCTTTATGTATATATTTTTTATCTACAGTAGTGCCTACGTCATCTATTTTTTTATTATTAGATATAGTAACATTATTTTTTTCTTGTATTACAGAAATATCTTCTTTAGAAAGACCAGCAAGTGCTAGTGTAATTTCATATGAAGTATCAGAATATTTAACAATATCATAAGGTGGATACTGAGTAGTCTGCTCTTTCAAACCATATAATAGATTATCAAAACCTACTGAGTTTTCTAAAAAGTTTTTTACCATTGATTCTGAATATGGAAACATAATTAACTCCTTTGTTAAGCTTAATTAAAGTGATCCTTTATAGGCATCACCCATATATTATATTACTTTTTTTATATATTGTCAAGAACTTTTTTTATTGGATGCTATATCAGCTTCTTTATCTTCCCATCTTTTTTGACCAGGAACTGTATCAGCTATTTTACTTTTAGATAATTTAAAACTTACTTCATCAATAATAGCACTTGTAGTTTCTGTAAAAAGTCCTGGTAGTATTGCATGTATTATTGAAAATATCATAGCAAAAAATAGATAAGGAATCATACTTAATGCAAACCAAAAATGTTTCCAGTAAGACATTTTTACTTCCTTTAAGTGTTCTTTAGTTTGCCCAAACATCTGACCAATCTCCTTGTAATGCACCTTTAGCGTAGTCTGTAGCCCTGTTTTCAAAAAAGTTTGTATGAGTAGGAGCATTAATCATAGTCTCTACCCAAGGTAATGGATTAATTTTAACTTTAAATATACCTTTCATACCCATAGATATAAGTCTACGATCTGCTATGTATCTAATATATTCCTTAACTTCTGTCGGAGTAAGACCATTAATTGCACCCATTTTAAACGAAAGATCGACAAATTTATCTTCCAGTTCAACCATCTTAGTTGCTGTTTTATAGATTTCTGATTTTGTTTTGTCATTCCAGACCTCCCGATTTTCTTCAACATAAGTTCTGAAAAGTTTAATCATACCCTCTGCATGTTGTGTTTCATCTACAATAGACCACGTAACTATTTGTCCCATGCCCTTCATCTTACCATGTCTAGGAAAATTAAGTAACATAATAAAACTACTAAATAATGCTAAACCCTCAGTAAAAGCAGAGATAGCTGCTATTTGTAGAGGTATTGGTAATTTACCTGAAGAAACATTTAATTTAAAAAATTCATGTTTATCTCTCATAGCTTCATATTCATTGAATTCATTGTATGTGCTTTCTGGCATACCAAGTGATTCAATTAAATGAGAGTATGCAGCTACATGTAGAGCTTCACGAGCAGCAAACCCTGACAACATCATACGTACTTCAGGTTGTGGAAAGTGTGGTAAATAATTATTTACATATCCACCAGATACATCAATATCTGATTGTGTAAAAAATCTAAATATATTAGTAAGAAAGTATTTTTCTTCTGTTGTTAATTTATCTTTCCAATCCTTTACATCTTCTAACATTGGTACTTCCGTATGTAACCAATGACTTTGTTCATGTTTTAACCATGCATCATATGCCCAAGGATAATGAAATGGTTTAAAATAATCTCGTTCATCTTGAAGTTTTAATTTATTCATGTTCACCCCCATGTGCTCTTCCTAAACCACCTGTAAATATCTCAGGTTTATCTTTTGCTAATTTAAAAATTATAGCGGTTATAAATAGACCTGCTATTAATAATATATGTGCTATTGCAGATATGCCAAATACAACAAAAGACCCAATATAAATACTAAATATAATACACCATATCCATGCTAAAACCTGCATTATCATATGTCTAACTGACATACTTGGTATATTACTTAGTGGGTTGTATCTATTATCCATTATAGACATCCAACAACTCCCTATATACTTAATCATGCATCAACTCCCTCCTTTCTCTCCTCTTTCTCTATTTTTTCAAATTCTTTAGAGTCTTCTTTAGTTACACAAAGAAACTCACTTACTTCTGCACCCTCTATGTGACTATAAGTTTCCTTACCAAACAACACCAGATCACTAATGTTTTCTGTAATGTAGTCAAAACACTCTATCTGAGTTTCAAATAATAATTCTTTATCGTGTTTGTGACTAACGATAAACGTATTACCACCTAGATAATCTTCAAAGTTTGGAAAGAACATAACAATAATAATTATAAATTTAGCCATAGTTTTTATCCTTCACAAGCAAGGCACTCATCTCCAGATGCCAATGCCTCCATATCTAACTCATTAATAATCTGTCGCTCAATCTTACGACTAACTTTGTCAGCTTTACCAATCTTTTCTGAACGACAATAGTACATAGTTTTTAGTCCCTTCCTCCATGCCATGTAGTGTATAGCATGTAAGTACTTAATCTCAGCATCAGGTCTAAAAAATACATTAAGAGATTGTGATTGGTCAATGTATTGTTGTCTGTCTGATGCGTGTTCTATAACCCACCGCTGATCTATTTCCATAGCTGTTTTAAATATGTCTTTCTCCTCAGATGACAGACATCTAAGATGCTGCACAGAACCATCATTAGCTATGATACTAGACCATATACGATCATAATTTAACTTAGTATCTTTTTTACATTTAGTCTTAATAATCTTGTCTAAGAACTTGTTTTTATTTAAGAAAGATCCACTAAGAGTATCTTGTCTATAAGCGTTAGCCCTCCAAGGTTCTATTGATGGAGAAGTATTACCCATGATAATAGAGCTAGAAGCATTAGGTGCAATAGCCATAACATGACTACATCTTAGTCCTGTACCTATAGCATCAGGAGCTTCACCTCGCACTAAAGCTAAACTTCTATTAGCTTGATCTAAGCCTTCTCTAATATGTTTAAACATTCTAATATTATGAGACTTAGCTAATGCACAATCAAAGGGGATACCTTTGCTCTGTAGATATGCGTGAAATCCAAGTGCTCCCACCCCGACACTGCGCTCTCGTTCCGCACTATAACGAGCACGACGAATAGTATCAGGAGAGTTAAGTATAAAATTTTCCAAAACATTATCTAACATCTCCAGAGTATCTGATAAAAACATTTTATCCTTTGACCACTCATCAAAGTATTCTAGATTAACAGAAGATAGGCAACATACAGCAGTTCTGCTTTCTGATGTAGGAAGAATAATTTCTGAACAAAGATTAGATTGATTTACTTTTAAACCTTTTTGTTTTAACCATGATGGCATTTCAGCATTAGATTTATCTATAAAATGTAAATAAGGTTCTCCTGTTTGCATACGCATCTCTAGAATACGTTGCCATAGTTCTTTAGCAGATACTACATCACATACTTTTTTACTATGTGGATCAATTAAATCCCAACTATCATCAGCAAATGGATTAATCATACAGTGTTCAAGTACACCCATAAATTCATCTGATATATTAATACCATGATGCATATTAAGACAGCGAAAGTTTTGATCACCAGTAGGTTTTCTCATCTCAAGAAACATTAGTATATCTGGGTGTGATATATCTAAATATGCTGCATAAGATCCTCGTCTTGTCCTACCTTGTTTATAAGCTAGACTAGAAGAGTCATACATTTTTAAATGTGGCATAACTCCTGTAGATTTATCATCACTGGAACGTATACCAAAACCTATACCTACTCCTCCTCCAAACATGCTTAACCAGTTAGTTTCTGATAAATTATTAACTAACCCTTCGGCACTATCATGAATATAGTTAAGATAACAACTAATGGGAAGACCACGCCTAGAACGCCCATATGATAATATAGGAGTAGAATAAGATAACCAGTGCTTTGAAGAATATTCATAAAGCCTCTGAGCATGTTCTTTATTAGAGCTAAAAGATCTAGATACATAAGCAAACCTTTCTTGAGGAGATAATTCATGATCCATCATGTAAGATTCTTTAAGTCTAGCTATACCTAACTTATCAAATAAGTTATCTCTATCAGGAGATATATTAATTGTTTCATTATATTTAATCATCGTAATACAATTCTAAAATAAGTTCAGCATAGTGAATAACTTTTTCTATATCGGCACGACCTTCTCCTTTTTGTCTGTGCCTTGTAGTATATTTAATAATATTACCTTCTAAAAAATTTAAATTATTTTTTACAATATATTCAACAGGTTGTATTTCACAGTCTTTATAATGATCTCCTCCTATTTGTTTATCTAAATAAGATAAAGGAGGTTTAAACATTTCTAGTGTTGAATTATAATTAGGTTGGGTTCTTTCTTCTATTTCTTTTTGTTCACGTAATTTATTTTTAATCCAAGTATCTCTATCTTCATAAGTCATGCCATTATCCTAAGTATAGTATTTCTTAGTTCATCTTTTTCATTTGAGTTAATTACATATGATGCAAACTGTCGCACATTTTTAGGTTCTAATCCAGCATTATCACATATAAACTCAAAGTTTTTACATGTTACACCTATTGATGCGCAAAACCAAGCTATAGCTTCTTTTTTTTCTTTACAAAAGTTATCTTTACTAGCATCTAATACTGCTTGAAAAATTACAGATATGTATAAAGCTTTATCAGGATTAGATTTAAAATTAATTAATAGTTTTTTTATTTCATTATTCTTCATATTCTTGCACAGGTCTATAAAATTTACCACCTACATACTTATTATAAAATGCAGGTTCATCAGTTCCTTCTATTGTTGTTGCTAATACATTATATTTCATTTGATAATATAGCTCATAATATTTTAAACTTCTTTTATTTTTAAACTCTGCAATAATTTCAAATTTAAAATTTCTTTTACCTACTTTTTTAATGTCTTCATTTAATGAACTAGAAGAACCTGTATAAGATTTCCAATTACTTTGCCTTTTCTTTTTTTGTTTGCTGTAATGCCAGTATTGTTTACAACCTATATACCTTTTTTTTGTTTTAATATTTGTTATCATATAAACAAAACCAAACATAGTATATATGTCTGGTTTTTTATCCCACTTCCAATGTGATCTTTTCATTAATTTAAATATACTTCTTGTACATCTGGTGTTTTAACTACTTGTGTTAAGTATCTGTTTCCATTAGAATATTTAAATACTCTTAATCCTTTTCCTTCATTAGATTCAGACCAACATTTCTCTTTAAATTTACAATAAACACATCCTATTGCTAATTTTCTATTACCACTTTTACCATCCTCTATATCTGAATAGCATTTAGCAGGAGGTGTTTTAGTTTTAATTAATGTTTTAAGTTCTTTAATACGTCTAGTAGCATTAATCATTTCCATCTGATGAATAGGTGTTAAACATATTTCACCAGTAGATTTATCTATTACTAAAAAAGCAGCTTCATCTAAACCATTTGCTTCCGCATATGCTGATATCTGAGCTATATATCCAAAAGGATCGTCACTAACTAACGTATTCTTTTTAAATTTTTCAAAACTTCTACCTGAAGCAGATTTACAATCTACTAAAACATTATCAATAATAGCATCTTGGTGTCCTAAAACACCTTCTAGTTTAACTTCTTTTTGTTGA